CTTAACGGGTCGAGGACATTGTCAACCAACGCTTGTGCATTGGGAAGCAGTTCTTGCGGTAATCTGTTATCTATAGCTTTCTTATCAGCCGTTTCGCTTTTAACCAGTTCTGCAATTGTAAAGTATCTCATGTTATTTCTCCTTTCTAAAATATTTGTCATAAACTAAACGAGCCACCCATCCGGCAACAACACCGACACCGAATGATACAACAGTAGTCAGGTTCACCCAAAACGGGGTGTAGTGCATGTAAAGCATAACTCCCACGATGATAGCGATAACAATCGCTGCGATAATCAGTTTCTTTTTCATTTTGTTACTCCTTATCTTTAGTTATTATTTCATTCATATCTTCTTTCTCTACATCGAGCACTTTCTTTCCGAACAATCCCAACGCTTTCAGTAAGTTGAAATTATATCCCTTTGGCTTCAAGATATTGCTTATGATAGAGCAGAACTCTATGAAGCAGACAAACAAGCATGAATACACATCAATATTCCATTTATTGCCGGAAGCAATGTTTATCATCACCACCATACAAACAAAGGCAAAGTATGTCACCATTTTACCCATAGTACGGCGCACGGCACTTGAAAACCGAAATTCTTCACCCAATAGCAGGCATTTCCTTATCCCGAACATCAAATCGCATACAACGACTGAAAATGTTACTATCAGCCACGGTATCATGTGTTCCAATGACTGTGCAATAAAACTGCTTGCTATTACCGAGAAACCACCCGGTATGCTTTGGGTAATAATGTTATTCTTCATCTTATCGTTATTTGTCAATTATTCATATCTTTGTGTCTCTTATCAAATAAGCGAACTACTGTCATTCCGTTTTGCTCGTGAGAGTAGGACGGGATTTTCATATCTTACCGTAATAGTGGAACCATGCTCCCCATTTACGTTCTTTCAAGTAGTTCGGGTTGTCTTGGTTGAGTTTGGCTTCCATCTCAAATGCGCTCGCACGGTAAGCGTTTTTATTGACCTCTCCGTCCCCAATCTTGTTGTCTGTAAACAGGTGGTACACGAAGCTCACAAACCATTCTGCCAAATAAAGAATGTAGTAGAATATCGGGATAAGTAACAACCACCATGCACTGACATGGAATGCCAGCAATACGGACGGGATAGCCGCTATCTCCATGCACTCGAAGAACTGTTTCTGATGTGTCCGTTCATGACGTATGATTGTTTCGGACAGTTCTTTCAACTTCGTAAGGATGAAGCCGAAGAGCATGATTGTTGTGTAGCTGCCAAAGAGGATAAGTTTGGCTAATTTGCTGTTGTAGTAGATTGTTTTTATATACATCATCTTATTTATTCATTATAATCAAAAATAAAAATTACATAATCTAAATCATTATAATCGTTCTCAGCAAAAGCATTAATGTAGCTTCCAGGTTGACTTATATCTTCTCTAACTTCAATTGGTTCATTTTCTTCTCCTGTGAAATACCATTTATAGATTTCTAAAAATCTAATAGGAACATCGTTTTCATTTTGTATATTAAAATTAATATTACTACCTACACCATTAGAATACCAATCTATTTTACCACTTTCAACAGTAGTTAACTGTCCACTTCTATATAGACTAATATTATGTGAACTAAGATTAGCTATTATTAACATTCTTGTACCATATAACGTATCAGAAGGTGGTAAATAAGTTAAAGCATCATATAATTTGCCCGCAATCAGCTTATCTCCAGCAAATAACCCTGAGGTCAATTCTCCTATTTTTAACATAATCATTATTCCTTTAATCGGTTACACAATATGCTGTATTGACATCCTTAGAACCAATAGCATCGTACTCGGCAGCGGTTTTCTTGGTGAGGGTGGTGAGGTTGTCGGATTGAACTAAATGAGCTACATAATATTTTGTGGCATTTACATCAACATTGTATATAACACCAATACGAGAAGTATAATAAATATTATTAGTATTGTAAACAACAATAAAATGTAACTCATAGGATGTTCTTTCATTGCTCCTCCATGCATTAACACACCCTAACTCGATACAATTTGTAAAATTGTTATCAAAGTGAAAATAATACCTTGTATGCTTAATTAATATATCTTCAACAACACCTTTAAAACTTTCAGCTCCACCAAATAATTCATCTATTTTAGATTGGGCATCTTGTCCTTGAAGTAATGTAGGATGTAATACTGTTTCTACATTAGGTATTTTTAAGCTTTTACCATAATGGTAACTATCCACATACTCCTTTGTCGCTATATTCGCCACTATTTCCGCAGGGGTTTCAGTAGTTGGACTAACACTTTGGTCGCCTGGTGCATATGTATCGGTATGAAGAATAACTTTTGCTTCATGAGAAGCGTAAAAGTGGTATTTACCACCACCTCGTACAAAAACATAGCATGTATCAAAGTGGCTCAAATTACCTAAACCCCTCACAGGGTCTATATCTGCATGAATGAAATCTGATAAGTATATAGTAGTCTCGCTATCAAGATTAACACCCCAAGCATTCGGAGCAAATTCCCAAATTTTGCGAGTAGAAAATCCTCTCTCATGTGTAGACCATGACGGTTTTGTACCGCTATCTAAGGATACCAGCACTTCTACTCGTATGTTCATTCTTTCTCCAGCAGCAATCGTAACCGGATACCATGTATTTTCATCCAACCCGGAGGTGTCAATCTCTGTAAGCTGCATCATGTAGCCAACACTACGAGCGCTTGAAATGCTGTCATCGACATATTTCTTATCAGAAACTTCCGCCCAATCCCCATTCTTACGACCGTATGCC